CATCATTCCAAAAGAATAACCAATCTCCTGATGCATTGCCGGCCAATGTATTTACATACTGATGTAAGTTTTCATAGCCTAATGGTTTAAAAATATTTGCTTTTGTTTCTACACCTTTTTCTTGTAAGATAGGACCTAGTTCTGATTTAACATACTCAATGACTTCTTGATCATCTTCGTCCATACCTAAAATAATTTCAATTTGTTTTGGATCTTTAACAGTATCTAAAAGAGTCATTATACTTGTTTTTAATACTTCTGTTCTTCCTCTTGTTGGAAGTAATACTGATATTTTCATTATCCTGCCTCCTGACCTCTTCTATGATTATTTTCACCTGTAAATAATTTTCTAATGTTGCCACGGAATGTATAATGTCCAACATGGTTAAGTGCTGTTCTAGGATCTAACCAAACATCTCCGCCCATCTCTTGCCAACGTCTGCAGAATGTATAGTCTTCTGACAAGTAACGTCTGCTATCTGGATCAATAATACAATCAAATAATGCATACATAAATGGTTCAAATTTCATATCGACATTAATGTCATTTACATATTTTGTTTCAGGATGGTTATCAAACATTTGCTGGATAACTTCTTTCTTAATGCACATAAAGCCTGTGCCAGCATCTTTTAATTTTACAAGATTGTCTTGTACTTGAACTTGTGGTGTAGGCTTGCCGTCTTTATCTTGCAAGAACTCAAAGTTTACAACATAGTTTGAACTGTGTCCTTCAATAGTTTCTGCATCTTCGTTCATGTCTGGATTTCTTGCGGCACCTAGTATGCTTGTCCAATTGATTGCTTTCTTAGGATATGCACCTACAACAACTGGCTTGTCGTATGCAACCATTCTTAATATATCTTCTGGATTGAATTCGATATCTGCATCAATAAAGAATAAATGTGTTGCTGAGGTATTTTCCATAAAGAAACTTGTTAGTGTGTTTCTACCTCTTGTAATCAAACTTTCATTTGCTAGTGTGCTAACTGTGTACTGAATATTATACTTGTTACATAAAATAACAAGCCTCATCATACTTCTAAAGTATGGTTCTCCTATTTGCCCACCATAGCAAGGTGTTGCTATAAAAATGTGTTTGTCTCTTAATGTAGAAAGTGGAATTTCAATTTTTGAATCTAAGAGTTGAAACAGAGAATCATCTTCTGCTGAGGTTGTTTGCGGTGCCTTTGCAGGAGCAGTTGTTTTCTTTGTTGCTGTAGTTTTTTTCTTTTTAGCCATTGTTGGTTACCTTGTGTGTCCTAGTAGTAAATCTGGATCTTCTTCATTGTTTATATATTCGAAAATCGCATTGATATAGTTTAATTCTGAGTCATTGTTTAAGTATATACTCTCATCAGCAAAAAGTAAATGGGTATCGTTACTTAATGCTAAATTAAATAGATAATCTCGCCTTTCTTTGTCTTCCGTTAATCCTAAAATACTTGGTAATACTATGCCAGTTATGTTAGGGTCTTTTATAAAGTCTTCTAGCATTGGTTCCCAATGACAAAAACTTAATTCCAAAGGATAGTCTACTGGCACAATACCTACGTCTTTACAAAACTTATCCATCTGTATGCTTGTGATAAAGAATGGTGTTGTTTTACAAAAACGACTGTTCATGTCAATGTAGTTAATCCATGTCCTACTTGTGTCTACATTACTAATAGACTGTCTGTAGTTCCTAAATAGCCTAAAGTAAGCACCTGGTCTACGTCTACCATAGTTACCACCTTTAACTAAAATTCTTGTGTCGAAACTCCAACGTGTAATATCTGTATCGTTGTTTACGTTTCCGTGTATGTGACCTTGTTGGAATAGCCAACTTTGTCCTGGAGATGTTGTGCAAGGGATTGAATGTTCTAAACACAATGCTTGTATCTCTTGATAACTTAATTGTTCATCATAAGTCTTTTGTGTAATCATTCTGCTTTCTTCCCATGGCAGTATTTGCATAGTGTTTGTGTCCCATGCCTCTGTGAGCGGTGTCCAAATACTATACATGCCCGGGCCATGGCCAAACCAAATACCTTGATGAAAGTTTAATGTTCTACCATGCTTTGCTTGGTCAGGTATTACCATACGCAAACCAACTACGTCTTGTATCATAAAATCCTCACCGTCTATCTGTGGTGATATAACATCTTCAAAAAAGTCATCTAACTTTCTTGCAAACTCTTCTGATTTACATATACGTTGTATGTTCCATGCAAAGTCGTTTAACTCCTTTGGGTCCATTACTTTATGAGTAGTTTCTAGTGTTTCTATTTGAGGATACTTTTCTTGAACTGCTTCTAAGAAATATTGACGCCAATTATGTTTTTCTAAATCATAATTTACAATCTGGTTATCCCAACGAGGGTCTAATTTATTTGGTTGCATTTGTATAATCCTTTAAATTGGTGGAGCCAGGGAGGATCGAACTCCCGACCTCCGCATTGCAAATGCGGCGCTCTCCCGGCTGAGCTATGGCCCCGGTCTGAATGTTAACCTAAATTTCTATTTAAGTATGCAGTCATTCTGTCGCCCACTGCTTTAGAGTTTCTTGCGACATTGTTACCAATTGTTTCAGCATTCTTCATTAAATTTTTGCTGATTTGCTCCGCATTCTTTTGAACGTTTTCGCCAATTTTAGAAAAATCAAAATCGATATCTACGATTTCTCTATCTAGGATAGATGTTGATTTTGCTACTTTTTTAGTAACTTTTTTGGTTGCTTTTGCTTTTACCATTTTGTTATCCTGTTGCTTATTGCAACGTTATCATTATGAATAAAGTAATGGTGCTGGTAGTCGGGTTCGAACTGACGACCTACTGATTACAAATCAGTTGCTCTACCAAACTGAGCTATACCAGCCTTAAGTATTACTTAATTCAAATAGTATTTAATGGTTTTATCTTTCTTGGAATGGTTTTTTTGAAACAAACTCATTTAGGCGTTCAGCCTCTTTAAGTACGTCTTCTGTGGTGGGCATATCTTCTGGATTCTTGGCCTTTGCTTGAAGAATTTCTTTTGCTTCTTTGACTAAGTCCAGTCTAATTTCGTATGGTGTTTTTGACATGCTAATATTTATCGACTGTAATGAAAATAGTTATATACCTACTTTGGTAGTTGTTCGCCGTTGTCATCCATGTTATAAATGAACTCATGGTACTTGCCCATGGAGTGATCAGCAAAGCCGTCTATTAAGTTAAACGATTTTAATGCTTGCCAATGTCCTCTACATTTGTCTTTAAATCTTTGTAGCCAAGATGCTTTTCTAATGTTACCATATGTATTAATGTATCTTAGAACACCACCGTGTCTAAAGAATAACCAACTTGGCGGAACTGCTGTGACTAGATCGTTGTTATTTCTATATCTGTAGTAAGAAAGGTTTGATATACAATTAAGGAATTCTTTATTACCTACTCTCGGTTGCCCGAATGTATGTAGTCCACCGCTTGGTTGTAACTCTGCCGCAACTAATACAGCCATTGCTCCACCTAAACTATGCCCTGTTACCCATACAGTTTTAGTTCCTTTCTTGTTGTGCTTTGTTAATGCTTCTTTAATTCCCGGAATAACTTTAAAATACTCATCATAGAAGCCTCTATGTACTCTGCCACCTAAATGATGTTCCACTGGAAACATTTTTAAGTCTGCAACAACGTCGTTAAGTGCTGTTGGTTCTGTTCCTCGACATGCAATAAGTACATCATCTTTATCACTCATCACATAAGCCTGTGCGCCGTCAACGTCTATGTATGTTGGAGGAAGAGGTTTGTTTAAAAACTTTTTAAGAGGTGCCAAGTCTTTGATACCTGGTCTTGCTTCTAATAATTGTTTTGGTTCGCAATAGCATTGATGTGCGAACATGCTTAATAGTAAACCGCGTTCACGGTAACTCATATCTTTTACTGCCATGTGTTGTTACTCCTACCTAACCACAATGTGTGTTAATATATGTATGTATTTATGCTATTTACACAGCAATCTTACACTAGCAATCCACCTAGTTCCTTCTTTTACCGGTGTAACTGCATGAGGCTCGCCTACATACGAATACAATACACCTGAGCCCATATTTAAAGTCATAAGTTCCTTGCTCATGATTAAATTGCCGCCTGTAAATTCGTTAGAGTCTGATAACATAATTATTAAACCATGATCAGACAATCCTTCCCTTTCGTCTGAACTATCCGTATGAATGCCCATACTTGAACCTTTAGAATAATGCATAGTTCGTAAACTAACAATATCAAAGTCTGGAAATGCTGTATTGATAGATTCAGCAATGTCAATAAATTCGTTTTGATCGTATCTTGTGAATACATACTTCCATTGCTCGTTTGTGTATCTTCTAGGAACAACATGGCCAGCATGATTTGTTACATGATCTGTTAAATCATTTTGTGCAAATGATATCAGTTGTTTAATCTGATCGTTATTTAAAATATTATCTACTACTTTACGCACGGTATCTAATTGTTAATCCTAGTTTTGATTCGCAAAATAATCTGCTTGTTGCATGTATTTTCTTTGAGTCAAACTGTATAAACGAACCTACTTTAAATTCGTATGCGTATCCTGTTAATCCATACCAATAGTTTTTTGGGTGATGGCTTAGATACTTATATAAATTCTTTGGCAAATCCTCTTTAGTTTTTTCATATATGTCGAAATCACATGGTCTGCCTTTTAATGATTTATTATGTTCAAAGTTTAAATTTTCTCTAAACGTCCAAGTCCTGCCGTCACCATCGAACCATTGATCAAAAATAATTAGATATGGATTTGAGCCATTAACAACTTCTATCGGAATAACAATATTTTCTTTTTCATTAGTATGAAAATCTGTATGAGGGAAATATGGGTGACTATGTTTATAGAAATGACAAACTGTGATTCTATCTACATCTATATTTGACTCGTTACGCAATACTTCTTTTGCATCTTTACTGCCTGCAAGTTTTTGCATATTATCAGTATCGTAACTATCTGCAGAATTGTAAATGTCTTTAAGTAAGTCAATAGAATTTTGGCTGATGCCTTTAGGGTTATAGATGTTGGGTGCGAGATTCATAGTTAAACTATGTATTCAGATCTTTCTGCTTTTGCTGTGCGTTCGATTCCTGATTCAGTTTTATACGGTAATGTTATACCTTTGGCTCCTTCAGAGCCAAAAAGTAGTCCTATAATACCATAGATTGATGCTATAAATCCTGTCGCTAAAATTACGCCGTCCATAGTGTTATTTATATTACTAGGCTTACTAATAAAAGTAATCCGGTAATTGATCCTAAAAAGAAAAATGCTACAAGGAATGCAAACCATAGTATAGATGTTGGCTTAATTTGATACTTACCTTCGGACTTTTTACCTACGCCTAATACGGCTTTAATTGCATCTGCTATCAAAAGATAAATTGATTTAACATCATAACTGCTAACATCATTCCAAAGACTACAATCTGTATTACTGCTGGTATAACAACAAACATCTGCATTACATCAAAGTCGCCCTTCATAAAGAAGTCTTCTTCAAACCATTCTGCTTGTTCTTCAGGTGTTGCGTCTCTAACGTCCATTTATAGGCTCCAAGTAATAAGGTGCGTTGTTAATATCTCGTAACCCACGCAAAATTCCTGCAAGGTTATCAGTTTGTGCGGCAAACAGTAGTATGGTGTAGCACAAAATGTATTTCATATTACTTTCCTGGTAATCCTGCTTGTATGTATTCACCAATCATGCTGATGTCTTTGTCGGACAGCATTGCCGCTTGTCCCCACATCAAGGCACTCATTGGTCCTACTTGTTCGTTGTTCTTGTATGCTACTAGTCTGCTACTTATGTAGTCTGCTGTTTGTCCAGCAAGTTTAGGTCCTACACCACCGCCACCATCTGCTCCATGACATGCGGCACAACCGCTCCATAAACTTCTAATGTCACTGAATGGGTCACCTGCGGCTAAGGCTTGTTTTGCTCTTAGTATATCTACTGATGTGCCATTTAATGCTACATACTCTTCGTAGCATTCGCCTGTACAAGATTGGTTACTGCTGTAACCAGTATACTCTAAAGACGGATAAACTTTGGTCACAAAAAATGTTGCTATTACTAGACACCCTAGTAAACTCATTCCTAATTCTCTCATATTACGATACCGGTGTTAATGCTAAAATGCTTACAAGAAATACTGTTGTTAAAGTGAAAAGTTCTACTCTGTCTTTTAGTTTTGTGACGCTATGTTGGCTCATGTTTTTCTATGTTTGTATTACACAATAGCTAGTGCAATCAACAATATATTGATGAAAAAATGTCTAAAATGTAAGGAGGTAATTATAAAAACGTTTATAACCTAAATAAGTTTAAGTTATATTTGTTTATAACATCTATTTATAATGGATTTTAAAAATAGTATAGGATATAGGCTATTTAGAAGTCAAAATGGAATCCGTTAACACATTTGCTATCCGATTCTTTTATTGCTTTTTTAAATTGCTTGGGAAGTTGCTTTGTTGCGTCATCAAACTTGTGTTTGAATCTAAAATTGTCTGTCTTACTTTTGTATGTTTGCATAGGCTCACGATACAATTTATCGTACTGATTGTATATTCCAGACTTAACAGCAAGAAGTTTTTTTAGTCTTTCAAAGCCGCCTACTTTCATCAAAGTATCTACGTCTCCGGGCACAATAGAATTCCAAACTGCTTTTTTAAACTCTAACATTTCTCTGAATTGTGGTTCGTCTGTACTATAAATGAGGTGTATTTTTTGCTCTTTAACTATTTTTATTTGTTGCTCTAGTATTTGATATAGTGCTTGTGGGGAACAATAAGATATGTTTTTAATTAACTGTATGCCTTTGTTTTCACAAATATCATGATATGGTTTTATAGATCCTATTAAAGCATCTGGCGTATCCATATATAAATAATCTAACCCTACAAATGCACCTGTTAGGTAACCGGCCGTGCCGCCTGCTCCATAAAGCAAATACGGCATATCTCCGCCCATTATTAATTTGCTATTATTAGGTATATGCTTATCTATAAACTCAACATGCATTGCTACTTGTGGACTATACACACCTAATTCTCTACCCCATTTCATATGATGATTGCCATCATAAAATGCTTTTAAATCAAAATCTATAACCTCTAAATCAACATTAAACTGCTTTGCAACTTGTTGAGCATAAATTACATCATCTGTATTTACTACACCACCTTTCCATGTTGTTTTGTATGTAATTGCTGTAAACTGTATGTTAAAATGCTGTAGTAGTCTTAACATAAATTGGCTGTCTGAGCCCCCACTTAACATTAATGTGCATCCGTCAAATTCTTTTAATTCGTTGTGATATCTCTCTAACAATGTTAAGTTATCATCTGGTTTTTGTATCGTATAGACACACATGTGGTCCTGTAGTAAAACAGAATTTGGGTGGCCTAAACTAAAATTCATATAAATACCAAGTAAGTAAAATTATCTTTATTAATGTGATAAATATACTTATAATATAAAATTACAATTGGAGTTTTAAATGGCATCATATATCATCAAACTAGATAAGGCAGTTCACAGTACATCTGATCAATGTAATACTGCTATTACTAATGCCGGTGCAACAGTATCTTCGAACTATAACATGTTCGGAAGTTATAAAGTCGACGGTACAGCGGAACAAATAACAGCAATTAACGGACTTAAAAGTAGTCAGTTAGAAGCAGACGAGGTTACAAGTAATCTATCTGTTGCTACTGTAAACAATTCTTTTAGAAAATTTGCTGGATTAGACGCAAGTAATAACCCTGCATGGAATCCTACAAGCACTGGAACAAATGCAAAAGTCTATTTATTAGACACTGGAGTAAATGCTACTCACAACGAATTCGGTAGTTCAACTATCACAAACCTTTACAATACATCTATTGCGACTGGCTATGCAGATAGCAACGGTCATGGAACAGCAATGGCAAGTCTTATTGTAGGGGATAACTTAGGTTCATCACCAGATGCAACCTTATTTAATGTTAAAATGTTTAACGAAGGCGCAGGTAATATCTCAATAGGAGAAGTTATTGGTGCTTTAGATCAAGTTTCAACTCACCATTCTGCAAATGATGCCGCAGATCCAAAAGTAGTTTGTATGCCTTTTACAATGACAAAAAGTGCATTGATTGATGATACACTAAATGATATGTTAGATGACGGCTTACTTATTGTAGCGGCGGCAGGTAACGATGGTGCAGAAGTAGATAACTTTTCACCAGGTGGACTTGATACTGTTATCACAGTAGGTGCAGTAGACGTCAACTACCAGGTTATGGACGCAACTAACAGACCAATTGTTAATACATCAGCAAATATTGATCTTGAAAGAGCAGTTAATAACAATGCTAAATTAGATATTTTTGCAATTGGACAAAACGTAATGATTGCAGACAGCGGTAATGTTGCAAACTATACATGGCAGGACGGCACCTCAGTTTCAACTGCAATTACATCAAGTGTTATTGCACAGTATATTGATATATACGGTTCAAAAACTGCAAACGAAATTAAATCGACAGTAGTAACAGAAGGACATATTTACGCAAGAAAGGCTAGTGATGACACAGGTGCAAATGCTTTATTAGGTTATAACAACCTAACATTTGATTCAGGCAAATCATTAGATTCAGGAAACGTTAGTTACTCACTTGCTTATTCACCACAAAGCACAGACGTATCATTTGCAACTGTACCATCAGGTAGGTTGTTTGATATTGCTTACGGTGGTAATGCAACTGTAGATATTGGCATAAGTGGCTCAGCAAGTAATGTTGCAGTTATTGACTTTAGTCCTTTATCACCATGGATGACATTTGATACAAGTTCAGGTATTGTTACAGCAGATACTTCAAATTCAACACTGGCACCAAATAGTATTACTCCAGGTATTTACAATTTTGCTGTTAAAGGAACAGTGGGTAGCAAAACAATAGTTGAAGAATATTCAATTGGTGTTTATGCCGCAGATGGTAGTGCTAACGACTTAAACGTTGCAGACGAATATTACTACGATGATGATGCAAACGATTATGAAGCAGTGATTTCGTATGCTGTTGCACCAACAGGTGGCGGAACATTAAAACCGTAACCACTAGTTTATAAAAACAAATAAAAGAAGCACTAAATACTAGTGCTTTTTTTATGAACTTAATAATTGATACAACAACAGATTCGATAGTGTTTAATCCTTTGTCCTCACAAGGACAGTGGGTTAATCATAGATTCGGCAAACGTAAAGTTGATTACCAACTAGATGCGGATTCCCTTCTTGATTACATTTCTACATTAGATGATTTAGATCATGTAGACTTTGTTTCAGTATTTGGAGATCCAATGTGTTATACTGATATAGAAAAAGTTGTTAAATTCTTAGCAAATAATCATATATCATCTACAATAGTTACATATGGCATGGGAGATACTATGCTGTATGAAAGACTTAGTGAACTAGGTACATACTTTGTTTTTAAAACCACAGGAATTATTGATAAAGTATTTTTAAATGCAGACTGGCATATATTACAAGATAACTTAAATGCAGTAAAAAATAAACAGGTACAATTTTATAAATTTAAACATAATAAAACAGACTTACAACTTTTAAAAGAATTGTTTGATAACGTATATGAATATGATGGTGATTGTATTGCTGGAGACATGAGCAATGTAATTGACGAAGAAGGAAACTGGCTTTATGATATACATAAAGCAGATTCTATAAAACAGACGTTACAAAAAACCACACAAGGATATCATTATCTCAAACACTTTGTTAAAAAAGTTAGAGGAAAAAGTATTTTAGATGATCCAATTAATTTAATTTTACCTAATGCAGAATCGTTTGATATGCCAAAATCAGTTGACACATATCTTTCTGTAAGTGGGCACTTGTTTAGTAACTTTGAAGAAATGCAAATATTCTCAAATGCATTATGTGATGATTGGTCATTACAATCTTTTGATCTACGATTTGAATATGAAAAAAAAGTATATTATGTTTTATCTAAAATGATAGGAAGAAAGTTAGACTGTATCAACAGCGGTCTTAGTAATTGAGATATCACTTAAATTATTACAGTTAGTAATAGGGCATACAAAACCTACTTCCGGTAAATTCCATTCAATATCTGATATGTTGCCAAAATTCATTGCACCACACCAACTGCTATACATATCACCACTAGCATCTATGTTTAGACTTTCAAAACCTAAATGGCATCTCATCCCATAAAACTGATTCAACCCTTCGTTTATAATTTGATGATTTTGCACATATTTTGCTGTTCCATCATCGTACAAAAATTCTGTCATATATGTTTTAGGGTCAGGCGCATTTTCTTGCGGTTCATTTTCGTGATTATGCACACTTTCTTGCGGCTTAATGCCTGGTCTACTTAACACTTCTAACTCGCTGTCTGTGTATTCCCAATACGTTTCCTGCTTACTACGGGCACCTAGTAACTTTTTATACATGGTTTTCACACATATACTGATACTATCATACCTATTGCGATTACAGTCCTTAAACACGTCTCTAATCTCTTCTACTAACACGCCTAATTCGTCGACTGTGCCGCCTATACCGGCAATGTTGATATCTACATGCACAAAGTCTTTAATTTCGTTTAAAACCGCCTTAAAATGCTCTTTATCTTGACTTAAAGGATGGTATGTGTATACAATAGAATCTAAGTAATACTTTGCTTTGGACCACCAATTAACTGTTCTGCCACCATTTGTAAATACTAATGATCTTGATCCGCCTTCTCGTATAGTTCTTATAATATCTTCAAATCCAGGTATTACAGTTACTTCGCCACCTATTAATTCATAGTCTAAGACTTTGTTTAAGGTCTTGTAGTGCGTGTTTAGGCGTTTTATAGTGTCAATGTATATATCTGTGTTAAACCACGGCTTAGAGCCATCGTGTAGTATCGGAGGGCAATAATCACACTGGTAATTACATGGATTACCCATGTTCCATTGGACTCTTAGACTATTATTTGTGCTTCTGGCGTGTGGGCCTCTTACAGATAGTAACTTGGCCACATCTATGGAACCTTAACTGTTCCGGAACCTGGTGATACAGCATGACCGCATGTTGCAATCGTTCCTTGTTTACATACCATTTTGTTATCTGCGAAAACAGTAGTAGAATAATTTGATGTTAATGTTGGTGCAGTATGAGGGGCATCTCCATGACCAGCAACCTTATCATTTTCAAATGACACTCTTTTTCCATCTGCTTTGACTGTGGATGAACCTGGCCCAGTGATAATTCCCTGTGCGGTGTCTGTTGATACTCTTGCTATTCCTGGCATATTAGTATTTATCTATACTAATCTTCTTTTTTACTGCCTTCAATAATTCCTGTGTAATCTGATGCACTTTGTGGAAGTGTATCCACCATCGATTGAATTTGTGAAAGTGCAATCATTACTTCTTCTGATGCACCTGTAAAAATATAAGGAATAAGTGCTAGTTCATCATCGTTAATAACAATAACCCTAGGTTCTCCTAAATTTACAATACCTGATTTACTATCAACAGCAAGTAGAGTTGCAATAATTTCAACTCCATTGGCTAGTTTTATAGATTTTATTTTGCCTAGATCTTCTTTTAAGTTATACATGCTAGTATTTATGAACGCCTGATTTAAAATAGATTATAAACTGAAACCTTTAAACGTGTCTTTCTCTACGTCCTGTTTAGTTCCGCCTATGACGTAAGAACTAATTTCAGTTTCCTGTGGTGCTACTTGAACACTACCGCCTGCAATCCATTGTTGAGTCCAAGGAAGAGGATTAGTGCCTGTGTTAAATATCTTTTCTTGTCCTACGGCATGCATACGTTTACCAGCAATAAATTCTACATACTGCTTTAACAGTTCTGCATTTAGCCCAATGATACTTCCGTCTTTAAACAAGTAGTCTGCCCATTCTTTTTCCTGCTCTACTGCATCTAAAAACATTTGTGTGCATTCTGCATAAGTTTCTTCTTTAATCTTAGCAAAGTCCTCGTCTTCTAACGGCAGTAACTTCAGCATTTGCTGTGTACTTGCTAAGTGAACGTTTTCATCTCTAGCAATTAGTTTGATAATTTTAGCATTACCTTCCATTTTTTTAAGTTCAGCAAATGCCCAACTACAAGCAAATGAAACATAAAAACGTACACCTTCTAAAATGTTTACACTCATTAAGCATAGCCATATTGCTTTCTTATGTTCGTACTCACTATAAGACTTGTAGCCTTTATTTCGTAACTCGTTTAATTCTATAAGTTGATCATACCTTGATGTAATACTATCTGCACAATCACATATTTCTTCAATGTCTAACATCTCATCAAATACTTTACTTGGGTTAGCATATACATTACGAATAATATGTGTATAACTTCTACTGTGAATAGTTTCACTAAATGCCCAAGTCTCAATCCATGTTTCTAACTCAGGTAGACTTACTATAGGCAAGAAAGCAAGATTAGGTGAGCGACCTTGTACACTATCAAGTAGTATTTGTCTTTTTAAATTGCTTGTAAATATGTGCCGTTCAAAGTCTGTAAGATTTTTAAAGTCAGTTGAATCTTTAGTAATATCGACTTCTTCTGGTCGCCAAAAGAAACCTAGTTGTTTATCTGTTAATTTCTCAAACTGCTTGTATTTAAGAATATCAAATCGTTGCATACCCATGCCACCGTTGTTATCCAAAAACATCATTGCTTTAGTATGATCGGATTTATTTTTTATATCTAGTACACTCATTTTTCTCTTTTTCAAATTTTGCAACTTTCACAGTCTTCGTCGTCGATAATCTCTGTGGTTATAAACATTGGTTGATCTACTTCTTTTTTATTAATGTCTATTTCGCCTTGTCCATCGTATGTATTATTGTAGTACAACTGTTTTCCGCCATACTTATAAAAGTTAATAATGTCACCTAGCAACACACTCATTGGCACTTTTTCATCTTCGTAGTGCTCTGGATTGTATGATGTATTTACCGAAATGCCTTGGTCAATATATTTTTGAAGTACAGCCATAATCTTTAAGTAGCCTTCAGGTGACTTTTGATCCCATAATAAATCATACTTGTTTTTTAGTCTAGGGTAACCAGGTACTACTTGTTTTAAAATACCATGCTTACTTTGTTTAACAGTAACAAAACTACGCGGTGGTTCAATACCATTTGTGCTGTTACTGATCTGTGCCGATGTTTCCGCAGGCATCAATGCCATCAGTGTTGAGTTTCTAATGCCATGCTCAACTAAGTTCTTTCTAAGTTCTTTCCAGTTTTGTCTTTCTTTGTGTTTAACTAATTCGTCTACATCTTTTTTGTATGTTTGGTTAGGTGTAATTCC